TTGTGTGATATGGCAGTTCCAGCAGAGGGTGATGAAAGACCTATTTCAGCAGGTTGGTATGCTACTGAAGATGGCACAACTACCTCAGTTGCTCACTGGTTAGAGGAAGATGATTTCAGAAAGAATGGTGGAGTCATGAATCACGAAACTGTAGAGTCTATGGGTAAGAGAAGAAAGCCTTTTACTGTTGACTATACTGGTTTTGGTTGGGTATTAATTAAGAAGGGTGTCTTTGAGAATCTTCCTTATCCTTGGTTTGCTCCTAAGATGCAAGTCTTTGAGTCTGGGGCAGTTCAAGATATGTGTGGAGAAGATGTCTCCTTCTGCTTAGATGCCATTGAAGCTGGTGATGAGATATGGTGTGACCCTAGAATTAGAGTGGGTCATGAGAAAACAAGAGTTATCTAGGGGACCTCTAATGACACTATCAAAACAAGTACAAGACTCATTGGATGAGGCAGTTGCATCATTAAGGAATGCTCTTGCCTTTGCAGCAAGAAGTGAAGAACCTTATATTAGCAAACACATTGCTGATGTGATGTTTCAAATAGAAAATCTTAAGAACGTTTCTAATGTTCTTGCAATGTCTGAAAAAATTATGAAAGATTTGGAGGAAGAAAACTAATGCCAATCCGAAAATCTCTCTCTGGTAACGACTTTGTAGAGAGTATACCTAAGAAAACCTATCAAGGAAGTGGTAAACACACAAAATATGCTGCTACAAGTGCCAATAAACCTAAAAAAAGGTATAGAGGACAAGGAAGATAAGAAAGGAGACCTAAGGGTCTCTTTTTTTATGATAAATAACTTATATTTACCTTTTTTTCATGCCTGTAGAAAGGATTAGTAGGGGTTTTAAGGACATTAGCATGTCTTTCGAGGTCAATCCCATCAATAATGATATGATTGGTATTAAAAATAGCACTGCTATTGCACGTTCTATTAGAAATCTGGTGCTTACAGTGCCAGGTGAACGTTTTTTTAATGAAGATTTGGGTTCTAGGGTAAGTGAAATACTCTTTGACAGCATAGATGACATTTCTGCTTCAGCCATAAGGGATGAAATTGAAGAAACCATCATTAAATATGAAGAAAGAGTTAAATTAAACAATGTAAAAGTGCAACCTAATTATGATAATTATGAATTTGATGTTACTATTACCTATGACATCATAGGAATTGATGCTACACCACAACAATTAAACTTCGCACTAGAGTCAACAAGATAAATGGCATTAGTAAACTTTACAGATTTAGATTTTGATCAAATAAAGACTTCATTGAAGGATTATTTGAGAGAAAATTCCAATTTTACTGACTATAACTTCGAAGGATCAAACCTTTCGAATATAATTGATGTATTGGCATACAATACTTACATCAATTCTTACAATGCTAACATGGTTAGCAATGAAGTTTTCATTGATAGTGCAACTTTAAGAGAAAATGTAGTTGCGTTAGCAAGAAATATAGGTTACACACCTAGATCAAGGACTGCTGCAAAGGCTATAATTTCATTTTACGTAGATACAACTGGATTTACTACTAAACCTGTTACTTTAACCATTAAAAAAGGTATTGTAACCACTTCTGCATCAGTATTTGGATCAGAAAGTTACTCTTTTTGTATTCCTAGTGATATAACAACACCTGTAATTGATGGAATTGCTACTTTTAGTAATGTTGTTATCTATGAAGGGACATTTTTAACCTCAAATTTCACTGTTTCTTCAGAAACACCTGCTCCACCTTCAAGATATACCCTAGATAATGCAAATATTGACACTTCTACCTTAGAAGTGATAGTAAGAGACACTCAATCAACTACATCTTCCAAAAAATTTATATTTTCAGACACTTTAATTGAAGTTACAGACACTTCTAGGGTATATTTCCTTCAAGAAGTGGAAGATCAGAGATATGAGCTTATTTTTGGTGATGGAGTCTTTGGAGAAAAGTTAAAATCGTTAAATTATATTGATGTTTCTTATCTTACCACTAGTGGAGAGGGAGGAAATGGTATTTCTTCCTTTACTTTTAATGGAAGAATAGTTGATAACAATAATAATCTAGTAAGTACTGGAATTTCTATACTTTCTACAGTAAGTGAGTCTGAAGGAGGTAAAGAAATTGAATCTGTGGACTCAATTAAGCGTTATGCACCTAAAATTTACTCTACTTACAATAGAGCTGTTACAGCAGGTGATTATGAAGCATTAATTCCTAAAATTTACCCTGAAGCAGAGTCTGTTTCTGTTTTTGGAGGTGAAGAATTGAATCCACCTCAATGGGGAAAGGTTTTTATCACTATAAAACCATTTTATGGTCCATATGTACCAGATTCCATCAAAAATAACCTTAAAACTCTATTAAGAAAGTATTCTGTTGCTGGAATAGTGTCTGAAATACAAGATTTGAAATATTTGTATGTTGAAGTTGATGTAAATGCATATTATAACCCTAATTTAGCATCTGATGCTGCAGCAGTAAAAACTGTAGTATCAAATAATATTAATTCATATGCAAATTCATCTGAAATGAATAAATATGGAGCAAAATTTAGATATAGTAAGTTTCAAACTGTTGTAGATAATAGTAATGAATCAATAACATCTAATATTACTAAAGTTACGATACGTAGGGATATGAAACCCCTATTAAATCAAACTGCTGAATATGAGTTGTGTTTTGGAAATCCATTTTATATAAAAAATATGAATGGTTATAATATTCAATCATCAGGATTTACTATATTTGGTCAAGCTGATACCCTTTATTTGGGTGATAAACCAGGAGAAGATAAGCAAACTGGATCTTTATTCTTATTTAAATTGGAATCTAGAAATAATCCAGTGGTAGTAGTAAGTAATGTAGGAACAGTTTATTATGACAAAGGTGAAATTTTATTAAAAGCAATTACTTTGACAGGAACATCAAAGAAAATTCAAGAAATGCCAATTATAGAAGTAGCAGCTTGCCCACAATCAAATGATGTAATTGGTGTACAGGATCTTTATTTACAATTAGATGTTAGTAAGAGTACTGTAGATATGGTAACTGATACTGTAGGTTCTGGTGAGGGATCTTCTGGTAGTAATTACACAGCTACCTCAAGTTACATTAGAGGAAATATAGCAAGATTAACTGATGAAGAGGGTCAAAATACATCCCTTCAGTCATTGGATACATATGTATTAGGAGGTACTATTCAACCAGAACTTCAAGGAAATCCAGCAGCGCCTGATGCTACACCAGCTACTACATCATCTTCTACAGCAGTTACTTCTACTACATCATTATCAACATATTAATCCTTTTATTAGCAGGAAATTAACACCACTATAAAATGCCAGAAAATAACAGAGTCAAAATTAGTTCCGTTGTTAGTAATCAACTTCCTGATTATGTAAGAGGAGATTTTCCTCTTGCTGGAGAATTTTTAGAGCAATATTATACTGCTATAGAAAATCAAGGATCTACACTTGATATTTTACAAAATATTGATAAGTATGTAAAAGTTGATGAATTAACAAATCTAGTAGATTCTACAACTCTGTCGGATAATGTTGGAATAGCAAATAATACTATAAATGTCAAATCTACCACTGGATTTCCTAATACTTATGGATTAATTCAGATTGATAATGAAATTATTACATATACTGGAATTACAACTAATTCTTTTACTGGGTGTGCTAGGGGATTTAGTGGAATTACATCATATAGAAGCGTTAATAAACCTGATGAGTTAGTATTCTCTGAATCAGGCATTTCTACCCATTCTTCAGGAGCAGTAGTTGATAATTTAAGTATTAGATTTTTACAAGAATTTTTTAAAAAGGTAAAAAAACAAGTTACGCCTGGTTTTGAAGAAAGAGCTCTTTCTGATGATATTAATAAAGGATTATTCCTAAAACAGTCAAAAGATTTTTATTCATCTAAAGGAACTGATCAATCTTTTGAAATTTTATTTCGTGCGTTATATGGAGAAGATGTAGATATAATAAAACCAAGAGATTTTCTCTTTATTCCTTCAAATTCAGATTATAAGATATCTAAAAAAATAGTGGTTGAGGCTATTGAAGGAAATCCCTTAGATCTCATTAATAGAAACCTATTTCAAGATTCTGTTGCTGGATTACCTAAAGCTACTTCAGCTGTAAGTGATGTAGAACAGATTGTAAGGGATGGAAAATCTTATTATAGATTAAGTTTAGATTATGACAAACAAAGTGATAGATTATTTGATGATTTTTCTATTCACCCTAATACCAAATTAGTAGATTCTGTTTCTGTAGGATCTACTGTTTTAACAGTAGATTCCACTGTTGGTTTTGGAACCACTGGAACTTTAGTTGCTAATTATGCAGGTAACAAGTCATCTACTATAAAATATACATCAAAATCATTAAATCAATTTTATGGTTGCACTGGAGTTAATGTAAATCTTAATAGTAAGCAAGATGTTAGATTGGATGCTTTTGCTTATGGTTATTCTGGGGTAGGAACAGCTAATGTAGTCAAAGTTAGAGTAACTGGAGTTTTAGGTAATTTAGATCTAGATTATAACATTGATAATTTTAATGAAATTGGAGATTCTATAGAACCTAGAGGATTGGGAGTTAATTCTGCAGATTTAATTGCCAAATCTTTTCAACCTAATGTTTCTATAACTTATGATGTTGCATCTTTTGATCTTGTAGATTCCTCTAACTTTACATATCAATTAAATCTTTTTGATCCTCATAGTTTCATTATAGGAGATAGAGCTCTTATTAATGATGTAGAATGTACCATTATAGGTTTGATTAGTTCTAAGGAAGTCTTAGTAAAAGGTGCAGGAGAATTATCTGTCAATGTAGATTATAAAATTAAAAGATTAGTATCTAAAGCTAATTTATCTAATTATCCTAACGCAAATATATTTACTACAAATGTTCAAAATTCTTATGTAGACATTAATGATGATTATTGTGTTTATGTAGCTTCATCTTCCATTCCAGACTATCTTGATGAAGGTTTAGACATTAGACAAACAGATCTTACATTTACTGGTGTATTTTCTGATAGCACTAATATTACTATTTCTAATCATGGATTAATTACTGGAGAAAAAATAAGATATGCATCTGGAGAAGATAATAATAAATTAGATTTAGCAGAGGAAGAATATTTTGTCAAAAAAGTAGATATTGATACTTTTAAAATTGCTAGAAGTTCTTCTAACTTAGATAATAATATTTTTGTATCATTTTCTGGAGGTGTCACAAATAATAAATTTAAATTGGCAAATTTTGCTAATAAGACTATACAATCTCAAAAATTATTGAGAAAGATTAAATCTCCAGTTAGTAGTATTTCAGAATCAACTGTGCCTGGAAAAATTGGCATATTGGTGAATGGAGTTGAAATTCAGAATTATAAATCAAATGATGTTATTCATTATGGTTCATTATCTGAAATAGATGTTACTAGTGGAGGAAAAAATTATGATATAATAAATCCTCCCATTCTTACTCTTTCTGATAAGACTGGGATTGGATGTTCTGCTCTTTGTGAAGTAGAAGGAAATATAGAGAGAATTGATGTAGTTGATAGTGGATTTGATTATCTAACCACACCAACTTTAAAAATAGATGGTGGAAATGGTACAGGTTGTGTTGCGTATGCTAATTTAAAATTAATAGATTATTCTGTAGAGTTTGATTCTACAGAACTTGGTGGGTTAGTAAATATCACTAATAATATTGTAGGATTCTCTACATTTCATAAATTTAGAGATGGAGAACTTATAATTTATAATCCAGAAGGTCAAACTGCCATAGCTGGATTGACTACAGGTGCTGCATATTATTGTTGTGTTAAAAGTGCAACTACAGTAACTTTACATAAAAAATATGATGATTCTATAGATGGACTTTCACCTATAGATTTAACTGGTTATGGTGCAGGTATTCATCAGTTTGATTGCGCTTCTCAAAAGAGAATTATTAGTTCTGTTAGTGTTGCTAGTTCTGGAATTGGTTATAGGAATAGATTAACTACAGTTACTTCATCTGGAATTAATACTTCTAATAATACAATTAACATTAAAGATCATGGTTATAGTAATGGAGATAAAATAAGATATAATACTAAATCTACAACTCCTATCACTGGACTTTCTACTCAAACTGAATACTTTATTTCTAAGATAGATAGTGGTTCTTTTAGATTATCTGAAGTTGGAATAGGATCTACAGCTCAAAATTTCTATTTAAAAAATAAAGATTATATTAATTTAGTTTCTGGTGGAACTGGCGTTCATGAATTTAATTTTCCTCCTATAACAATAACAGTTGATGGTAAGATAGGAGTTTCTACATTTAGTGGTCAGAATTTTAATGCAACATTAAGACCTATTGTGAGGGGATCTATAAAATCAGTCTATATTCCATATGGTGGTGTTGGTTATGGATCATCCGAAATTATTAATTATAATAGACAACCAGAATTTACTTTAAATAAAGGAGAAGATGCTCAATTAATTCCTATAGTATCTCATGACGGAAAAATAAAATCAGTAGTAGTTAAGAATGAAGGTTCAGGATATAATTCTCCTCCAGAATTAACTGTAAACGGAGATGGAAAAGGAACTGTTCTAGTACCAATATTAAAATCAGGAACTATAGATTCTGTAGTAGTATCTCATGTTGGAACTGGATATAGTTCTTCAAGTACAAGTATTGCAGTTACTCCAAATGGAATTGGTGCTAAGTTCTTTTCTCAACCAAAAACATGGACAATTAATAGCGTAGAAAGATTGATACAGAATAATCAGATTACATCTGATGATGGAGTAGTAAGTGAAGGATCTAGAGATGAATTTGGTTTAGAATATTCTCATTTATATGTTCCTAGAAAATTAAGACAATCTGTTAATGTTAAGAAAGATCTGGGTGATAAAGAAGTCTTTGTTCCAGATTTACGTTTAGAGAATGATATTGAACAAGATTCTATAAATCATTCTCCTATTATTGGATGGTCTTATGATGGATCTCCAATTTATGGTCCCTATGGTTATTCTGATAATGATGGGGGAGAAGTAAAAGTTCTTACATCTGGATATTCTGTTTCTATATCATCGGAAAGACCTAATCCACTTACATCTTCAGGTGAAGAAATATATGAAAGAGGATTCTTTGTTGAAGATTATGCTTATCAAGCAGATAATGATTTAGATCAACATAATGGTAGATTTTGCAAAACTCCAGATTATCCTAATGGGATATATGCTTATTTTGCTACTATTAATCCAGATGTTAAAGATTCTGAAGGGGCATTTAAAAATTATAGACAACCACAATTTCCATATTTCATAGGTAATTCATATAAGTCGAAATCTATTGATTATAACTTTGCTTATAATTCTAATCAAGATGATATTGATATTAATAACACTAGTTTGATAAGAAATACTAGTGTTTATAATTTCTTATTTAATAAATCTGTTTATGAATTTTTAGTAGATCCAAATGCTATTAGAAAACAAAAAACTATCATAACTTCAACATCTATTGGATCAGTATCTGATGTAGGAATAAAAACAGGAGGGAATAATTATAAAGTAAATGATATTATAGAATTTGATAATTCTGGAACTAGTGGAACTGGAATTAAAGCTAATGTAAAAGATCTTAAAGGAAAAACCATAACAGATATTAGTGTATCTAATTCTACATTTTCAAACGTAGAATTTGTTCCTCATGGAGGACCAGGTGAATTTATAGGATATACTACATCTCCTCATAATTTATATGTAGAAGAATTTCTTACTATTAGTGGATTGAGTACTAATGGATTAACTAATAATAAAATTGTTACTGCTGGAGTAACTACAAGTAGATTTTCTCTGGATGTTGGAATAAGCTCTGCTGGTGCTACTGGTCTTGTTACTTTCTTTAATGTTAATGGTAGAATTGGAGATATATTTCAAGTCAGACCTAATGATCTTTTAGGGATAGGAGATGAATGTGTAAAGGTATTGAATGTAGATTTAGATGATTCTAGACTTAGAGTTGTAAGAAATTTCAATTCTACTATAGGAACTGCACATACAGCAACTTCTTTAATAAAATCTAAACCAAGAAACTTTAATTTTATTAGTGACATTGGTAATATTAGTAATAATCTTACCTATAATAATGAATTATACTTTAACCCTGCAGACTCTGTAGCATTAGGAACTTCTTTTGGAGTTGGTATTGGTTCTACTGTAGTATTTTCTAATCCAGGAACTGGAATAAGTGAAATATTTATTCCTACCAAATCCATTTACTTTAAAGATCATGGATTAAAATTAGGAGATCAATTAACTTATAAGACTAATGATGGAACTGCTTTGGGGGTTTCAACTGATGGTACTATGACCTTTACCCTCTCTAATGAACAAACTCTATTTGCTGCTCCAATTAGTGAAGATTTGATTGGCATAGCCACTGCTAGAGTTGGATTAGGAGCTACTGGATCATTCATAGGTATTAATAGCACTACTAATATTAGCACTTTATTTTTTACTGGAATTGGAACTGGTGTAAAACATAGTTTTAAAACAAACTATAGTAATGTTTTAAGTGGTACAGTTACTAGAACTTTAGCAACAGTATCAACTGCTTCTACTCATGGTCTTTTGGATGATGACTCTGTAACTCTTTCTGTTTTGAGTGGAGTGACCACCACTATAAATGTGGCATATAATGATTTTAATAGAAGATTAGTTATTAATCCCAGAACTTATATTAAATCTGGTATTAATACATCAGATAATACTATTACTATATCAGATCATGGTTACATTGGTGGACAAAAAGTTATTTCTACTGCTACAACTTCACCAGGAGGATTAGTAGATAATGGGATTTACTATGTTGTAGTTGTAGATAAAGATAAAATCAAATTATCCAATCAATATCATCAATCTATAAAGGTTATTCCTGATACAATTAATATCACTGACGCTCAAGATGGTACTATTTCACCTATTAATCCTAAAATAATTACGCAAAGAAATCAGGAAATTAAATTTGATCTTTCTGATTCTAGTTTATCATTTAGTGATAATGGAGTTCTATACAGTGCATTTGATTTTGCTATCTATAATGACAAACTATTAAATGATAGATTCTATTCTTCATCACTGACAGATACTTTTAATTTAACATCATCTGGTAAAGTTGGTATTGATACAACTGCAAATGTAACAATCAAAAATGTAGAAGAAATTTCTGAGGCATTGTATTATAATTTAATACCAATAAATGATACTTTAAATAAAGCAGTTAAAAAAGAAATTATTAGAGATACTTTAAATATTGAGAATTCTAATACTTTAGGTCTAGAGGATAATCCTTTAACTTCTGGTTATTCTGTAGTTGGTGTAGGAACTACAACTTTTAGTTTTTCTGCTAGAAAACCTTCTCCAAAACTTCAATATGATGAAACAGATGGTGATTTTTCCTACACCACTAGTAGTAAGAATGCATATGGACCTATAAATTCAATTAACTTAAACAATAGGGGCAACGGATATAGATCTCTTCCAGGAATTAGCACGATAACATCTGATTTAGGTAATGATGCTATATTAGAACTTTTTGGTTCCGATGTTGGCAGAATACTCAATGTTGACATTCAAGATATTGGATTTGACTATTCATCAGATAGAAGTCTTAAACCAGAATCTCAAATTCCTCAATTAGTAAAAGTTGATGCTTTAGAATCTCTTAAGAGAATTGGTATTACTTCATCTGGAAAAAATTATCTAGAATCTCCTGGATTAGTTGTTTTAGATGGAACAACTCAGAAAGTGGTTAGTGATGTTGATTTGGATTATGAATTGGGAGATGAGGAGGTTACTATTTTAAAGAACACTAGATCTTTAAACAATGTTACTCCAATAATTCGTCCAACTAGTAATTCTAATGGAATTAAAATTTCTGGAATGGACTTTGATTTTGGAACAAAGTTAGTAACAGTGACCTTAGGTGCTACATTTACAACTCTCTCAGATTTCCCATTTGAGACTGGTAAAAAAGTAATGATTGAGGGAGTTAGTGTTGGTGTTGGTACTACAGGAATTGGTTATAACTCTGCAAGTTATGATTATAGATTATTTGAGATTTTATCAACAGATGCTAATATAGGTGGTGCTGCTGGATCTATTAGTTATAGTTTATCTGGTATTATTCCTGAAGGAAAAATTGCTGGAACATTTAAGCCTACATCTTCTACTGGAAGAGTTATTAATGAAGAAGATTTTCCAATTTTTGATATTTCTTTAAAAGGTAATAAATTTGATGTTGGAGAAACTATAGTTTCTCATAAAGCTGTAGGAGTTCTTCAATCTTTCAATACAACAAACGCATTTTTAAAAATATCATCACCTCAAGATTATGAAGTAGGAGATAGTGTTACTGGAGAATCTTCTGGAGTAAAGGGAACTGTTACTCAGGTTGTGGGATATAGATCTTTATATAATGTAGAGTCTTCCTCTATAGTTAAAGAAGGTTGGAAAGATGATAGTGGATTTTTAAATAATGATAGTCAAAGACTATTTGATAGTGATTATTATCAATATTTTTCATATTCTATTAAATCTGAAGTTCCATTTGAGAAATGGGAAAATGCAGTATCATCTTTAAACCATACTGCAGGATTTAAAAATTTTAGTGATTTGGTTATAAGAGATGAAATTAGTGTTGGAGTAAGTACTGTACAGACAGAAAGTAATTTTGATATTATTACAGATTTAATATCTGTAATGGATATGAATACTGTATTTGATTTTGATCTTACTAGAGAAAAAACATTAAGAATAGACAATAAAGTAATTTCTGATCAGGTAATTTTTGAATCTAGAAGAATTAAAGATTTTACTTCTTCAATAGGTAATAGAGTATTGAACTTTGATGATGTGAGTCCATCATTTAATAATACTGAAAGAATAGACAAGTTTTCTGCTGTTGATATTTTTGAACTTCAAAATACAAGATCTAGAAAATATCTTACTTTTGTTCGTGATAGAAGATTTACTAAAGAAAGACAGGTTATGCTGGTTTCTTTGATACACAATAATAAGGGTAATATACTCTTAAACCAATATGGTACTGTAGCCACTCATACAGATGGTGGAGAATTTACCTCAGAATTGGGATCTTTTGATTTAGATATTAGTGGTGAGAATGGAAGATTATTATTCTTCCCCAAGAAATTTAAAGTTAATAATTATGATGTCACATCCATTGCATATAATATATCAGACAGCACAGCTGGAATAGCTTCTACTGCTCTTGGTTCAGTATGTTCAATTGTAAGTGGAACCACAGACATACCATCAGGAATTTCAACATCTCATTCAATTGTATCATTTGCTTCTACTTATAGAGCAGCAAAGGTTTTAGTTTCATATGCATCTAGTGATAAGTCTTATTTTGAATATGAAGAATTAAACATAGTCCATAATGGAACAGAAGTTGATTTATCGGAATATGGACAATTAACAACAGACAATTTAGGTAGTGGATCTGGAACTCCTGGACTTGGTACTTATAGTGCTTATATTGCAGGATCTCGTATTAGTGTTGATTTACATCCTAATGTAGCTACTGCTACTACATATACTGCCAATACATTATCAGTTAATGTAGCAACAAACGCTGTTGCTGGAATTGGTACAACCACATTGCAAACAGGATTATTTGATTCTAGAAGAACTTCTATATCTTCAAGTGGATCTCCATCTGCTACTACTGTAGCAACATATGATAATGAATTATATTCAGCTGCTTATTATGTTGCAGTTGTTACTAACACCACTAATAGTCATTATGCAGTATCTGAGTTGATTGTAATAGATGATGGTACAACATCATATCTTACTGAATATGGAAATGTAGAAACATCTGCACCAATTGGAACATTTGATGCAGAAGTGGATGGAACTAATACTAATATAACATTTACTCCAATAGCAAGTGTCAATGTTGTAGTTCAAGTATTCCAAAATGCAATTAGAGTGAAGGATGATGACAATACAGAAATTCAAATTGATTTAGAAAATGCTACTATTGATTCTGGTGAAGGAACTTATAGTGGTACTGGTGCTGATATAGCAAGAGCTTTTGAACTTACTCATAGAGAGAATCCAATATTTAAGAGGAATTTTGTAGGAGGAGCATCTACAGTAGTTAGTCCTCTTAGAGATACTATTAGCATTCCAGATCATTATTTTGTAACTGGTGAAGAGTTAACTTATAGGTATTTGGGAGCAGGAACTACTTCTGCTATTGGTATCAGTACTCAAACTATATCTGGATATGGAAGCACAGATAAACTTCCAGATAAAGTATATGCTATTAAAAAAGATGATAAGACATTACAATTAGCAGTTACTGCAGAAAATGCATTAAAGACTGTTCCTATACATTTAGATATTACTGCTGTTGGTGTAGGTACTTCTCATTCATTTACTTCTAAGAAACAAAATTCAAGATGTATTATTAGTATTGATAACGTAATTCAACAACCTATAGTTGCAACATCAGTAACTACAGTTCTATCTGCAGCTGCAGATTCTGCTGCTGATAAGATAAAAATTTCTGGTATTACTTCTGTTACTGGTGGAGATCTATTAAAGATAGATGATGAGATTATGAAGGTAAACTCAGTTGGAGTGGGAGATACAAATATTCTTTTAGTATCTAGACCTTGGATGGGATCAGGTTTAGCTGCACATACTGCTGGATCTTTGGTTACAAAGATTGAAGGTAATTATAATATTGTTGATAGTACTGTTAATTTTTATGCTGCACCTGCAGGACTAGTTCCTCTTTCAACTTCTGCAAATGAACCAGATGAAAGGGATTTTGTTGGAATAGCAACTCATTCAACCTTTAATGGAAGATCTTTCATGAGATCTGGAATTAAAGATACTACTATTGAACCTTATTCTGAGAATTATATCTTTGATGATATTTCTGCTAATTTTACAGGTCTTACTACAGAGTTTGCTCTTAAGCAAGATGGAAGCAATGTAGCAGGTTTCTCTACTAGTAATGCTATAGTATTGGTTAATCAAGTATTCCAATCTCCTAAGAGAACAGGAGATGACGTAACTGTTACTGGAGATTATACTCTCAATGAAGATACAGATGCAGTAGGTATTACTACTATTCAGTTTACAGGTTCTACAAGTGCTGTTGCATCTGATCCAAATACAGCAAATGTTCCTATGGGTGGTATTATTGTTTCTGTTGGATCTACAGAAGGTTTTGGATATCAACCATTAGTAGCTGCAGGTGGTACTGCTGTTGTTTCTGGTTTGGGAACTATTACTTCCATTAGTATTGGTAATAGTGGTTCTGGTTATAGACCAGGATTACAATCTGTGGTTAATGTAGGAGTTCAAACATTAAGCACTGGAGTCCCTGCTATTGAATTTATTGGTACTGCTGCTATTAGTGGTGGTAATATTGTAAGTGTTGCTATTACTAATCCTGGCACTGGATATACATCAACCAATCCCCCATCAGTTGTTATAGATGAACCATTATCTTATGATAATATGCCATTGTTCTATACTTCATCTTCTAGTGGAGTAGGATCAGAAGCAACTGCAAATATAGTTGTTGGACAAGGTTCTAGTGTTATTGACTTCCAAATTATTAAGGAAGGATATGGTTATGGTGATTCAGGAGTTCTAACAGTAGGAGTGGGTGGTAGTGTAGGTATTCCAACTACTCTTGATTATAGTCCTTCTAGACAATTTGAACTTACTATTTCAGAAACTGTTAGTGATACTTTTGCTGCATGGACTGTTGGTGATTTCCAAGTATTTGATCCTTTAGATTCTTTATTTGATGGACAAACTCGTACTTTTGCTTTAAAAATTGATGATGATCAACAAACCATTAATACTGAAGTAGGATCACCTATTGACGTAGAATATACACTTCTAGTGTTTATTAATGACATCCTTCAGGTTCCTCAGATTGGATATGAATTTAAAGGTGGTAGTTATCTTACATTTAAAGAAGCACCAAAATCAGGAGATACTTCTAAGATTTTATTTTATAAAGGAACTGGTTCAGTTGATACATCTCTTGTTGATGTTTTAGAGACTGTTAAAAAAGGTGATGAACTTAGAGTGTATGATGAGAATCTTGAATTTGATCAGGGTCCTAGAATAGTGACTGCTGTGAATGCAGCTGATAATGCTACTACTAATCCATATGATAGTGTTGGTATTAATACTGATGAAACTTATGAAAGATCTATTACATGGTCAAGGCAACTTACTGATAAAGTTATAGATGGTAATGAAGTTAATAAAGATAGACCACATTATGAACCTTTAATTTATGCTACTAGTAATATAATTTCACCAGTATCAGCAAGTTCTACAATAGCTTATGTAGAAAGTGCAAGAACTTTCTTTGACAATTCTTATGAAAATTATGATGGTCAAGGAACTATACAAATCATATCTCAAGATGATTTAATAGGAGCAGCAGCTACTGCAATAGTTTCTGGATTTGGAACTATTAGTTCATTTGTAATTTCTAATTCTGGTATGGGATATACAGGTACTCCTGATGTTTCCATAGAACAACCTGTTGGATTTGGAACTACTCAGAGAGCAACTGCTACTGCTGCAATGGATAGTGATATACTAGAATCTATTAGTATAGATTCAGTTGGAAGTGGTTATACTACTGCTTCTCCCCCTGCAGTTCTTATAGGATCTCCTCAAGCATCTAGTGCTGTTGAAAAGGTTACTTCTGTTACTTATTCTGGAGATTTTGGAACAGTAGTTGGATTTGGTACAACCACTGTTGGTGGTAGAAATAGAATGATTTTTGATGTGCATATTCCTTTAAATTCTCCATTGAGGGATACTACTATAGTAGGAACTGCAGTTACTTTGAGTTCTTTAACTATTAATGATTTCTTTATAGTAAATAATTCCAATGTTGGAAATGCCAATACTTCACTGAAATCGTTTAATACTAATGGTATAACCACTACAGGAATATGTACCCAATTTGTTGATAATGTTTACCAAGTGGTAGATGCTAATACTGTAAGTATTGCCAATACTGTTATTGGATTATCAACTGTAGGAGCAGCAACAACTTATGTTAGAAGAGTATTTGTAAATATAGATAAATTTACATCTGATTCATTTGATTCATCTATATTAAAATTTGATTCTACTTCAACTAAATTTGATTCTTCTGGTATAGGTGTTACCTATAGTGGAAATATATATCATCAACCTTTCTTTGGTGAATATAGTTTTGGTAAAGTTGGATTAGGTGTAAGAGCTGAACCTAGATCATTTAAGTTCTATGGTGATGGTGGCACTGGTGGAATATCCACTTCAGCATATATCCAAAGGTTTAATCCTTTGAGATATACTGAATACGACTAAATAACTCTAAATTGTAAAGACAAGATGGCTAAACAAGGTATTAGTACTGGCTCATCTCCCAATGATGGAACGGGTGATACCCTTCTAGCTGGTGCTGAAAAAGTAAATGAAAATTTTAATGAA